TGTTGTAAGCCTCGCAACTTGTTTTCGTGCCTATGTAGTAGCTCATTTAATATCCGTCTGGTACCGTTACATTCCACCCTCTGCCTCTTAAATTGTCGATAGCTGTCTTCGCCGTTGCCGTTGTAGCGTTGCCGCCTCCTGTTATGTCTAAGGTGCCGTTGCTTTGCCCTGCTGCATCTATGCTTACTACTATATTTTCGATGGATTGGCTCGATAGATTTGTATTTAGAAAAGCATTTGTGAAATCTGTCGTCGCTACCGAATCAAACATATTCGCAGGAAAAGATGTGAGAGAAATGCAGCTGCGCCATGCCGAATTAAAACTAGTCCCGCTACTCACATCAAGCAAAGGAAAAGATGTGAGAGATGCGCAGCCGTTCCATGCCGAATTAAAATTAGTTCCACTACTCACATCAAGCAAAGGAAAAGATGTAAGAGATGAGCAGCCGCTCCATGCAAATCTAAAATTAGTCCCGCTACTCACATCAAGCAAAGGAAAAGATGTGAGAGATGTGCAGCCGCTCCATGCAAAACTAAAATTAGTCCCGCTACTCACATCAAGCAAAGGAAAAGATGTGAGAGATGTGCAGTCGCGCCATGTAAAAATAAAACTAGTCCCGCTACTCACATCAAGCAAAGGAAAAGAGGTGAACTCAATTCTATCACGCCAGTAACCCGAAAAACTTGCCAGCGTAGAAAAATCGTTTTCGCTACTGTTCAAAACCGATAAAATGTTAGCATAATCGCTAGGGGTAATTGAATTGAAAATAATGAAATTTGTCACCAATAAAGGGAAATCTGTATTAGTCGCGTCAGGCAATAAACTATAAGCACCAGTATGGCTAAATTCGTAGAAAGCACTTGTATTCTTTCCTCCCATTAAAAGCGTACCCGCAGTGGCCGGCAATGTCACAGATAAATTATCGTCAGTGCCGTCGAGTGAAATAGCTGGAACTCCATCGTCTGTAACCAAAACACCCCCGCTAACAATTTTCCCTTGGTTGGCCGCTGTTGTTTCTACAAAATCCAGGCCGTCGCCAGATTGGTCGTACCATGTTGTAATAGAAGCGTCTCCGTTATCAGCATCAGAAGCGAAAGTCAAAAGGCTAATCGTGTCCAAACTTCCATCAGCCAAAAAGCCTATGTCCGTTTCGCTGCTCACCGAGCTAACCTCCTTCCGCACCCTTATCGCGCTGCCGCTATAAGCAGCCCTTAGCTTACGCAAAGAATACGCAGCCGCAGCGTTAGGGTAGAGGTCTAAAAGACCAACGAAGCCGCCTCTAGGAAGGTTCATAATCGTATTAACAGCCCTATATCTAGCTCTTATCAAACTCATTATTTCTTGCCTCTGTTTCTAGCTCTATTCTTCTTAGCATCCTCCACAGCAAAGCCACCATCTTTCTTATGGCTTATATCCTTACCTTTACCCTTAGCAGTACCCATCATACCCCTCTTCCTTCTCTCCCTTGCCAACTCAGCCCTATAAGCCCTTCTCTCAGGATTGTCATGGTAGGCGGTGTCATAAGCCTTTTTCTTATCCCTAGCCTTTTTATTCTTCCTGAAATACTTTGCTGATTTACTCAGTCCCATCTTATCGTAGGTATCAACTATTTTAGGTCTGTTATCGGGTTTATTTACCTCAGTCTTCATCCTCAAAGCTGAACATATCCTCTTCTGTAAACTTCTGAGGCGGTAAGTTCTCCTGACGCTGATAAGCTATCTTACTCTGCTGTTCAGCCTCCATCTTACTCCTCTTGTCCTTCCTATCCTCCTTAGCACCCTCAATAGCCTCTTTAGCCATAGCACTTACACCAGCGGTATCAATAGTACCCTTGTTCTTTAGCATCTGAAGCTGTGCGGCATATTGGAACTCTAAGTTCATTTTCTGAGCCTCTACACCTTGGAACATCTGTGCTGCCTTTTGCAACTCTATCTGAGCCATCATCTGTGCTGCCTGTACCTTCGCTTGTTCAGTTGCCTGAGCAGCCTGAGCATTGGCCTGACTTTGCATCATAATGTTCTGCTGTTGCTCCATAGCCTTCTGCTTCTCCCTCTTCTCCCTAGCCATCTTCAAATAAGCAGCAGCATACTTCACATTGGGTATGTTCAATATAAAGTACCTTTCATCAGGCATGATAAGACCAGCACCTACCATAGCACTCACATCACGCTCAAAAGCTATCCTCTCAGCATCGTTCTTACCAACAGTAATATCAACACCAAACTTATGTGCTGGAAGCTCGTCCATAGCGTCTATAACGCTCATATTGGCAGCACCAACAGCTTCTACATATTCTTTATGCAAAGCACTCTTCTTAGGTAAGTCCTGAATCCTTACCAAAGTCTTCTCAGCCAAACGTCTAGTGATATTCCTAATGGAAGTGTTTACATATCCAATAGAGTTCTTAGCACCCTGAATAGCTATCTCAGTAACACCTACCAACTGGTCTCTCTTAGTCTGACCATCCATCTCAGGGACTATACCCGTAATCTCTCTTAAAAAGCGTAGGTTGAAGTCTATCTGACCGATATACTGACCGATATTCTGTAATACAGACGGCAATGGTCTTATAGGCTCGTTATTCCTAGACTGGTCTTCGTTAAAAGACCTATACACCAACATACCCGTAGCCTTGTATATGTCATTGACTGTCATTGGGTCTAGCGCACCATTCCCCAAGTCAATAGCATCCAAAGCACTAAGGTCAATAGCATAACCATCAGGAGCAGCATTGGCAAGTGCTACCTGCATCTTCAGCCAAGCAAGCTGTATAGCATCTGCTGAAGGTATCATCTTAGCTACTAGAGAGCTAGTGGCATTCTTGTAGTATTCAGGAGCGTAGACGGTATAGCCGAACTTAACCTCTCTCAACCCATCGTCTACACGAACTTGGTTCTCCTTTCTCTGCCAGCCGTATATCTTGCTACATTTTAGGATGTAGTAGCCGCAGTAAATATCTTTGTACCTATCTTGGTACTGTGTTCTTTTGAACTTGGACTTCTTAGGAGGCTTGTAACCCGAAGGCTTTTTCTTGAACGTAGATGTTCCGTACTGAGTTTCTTTATCCTCATAAACGTCCATGTCCGTGACCAGATACTCAAAGTATAGCACAGGTACAAGGTAATCGTCATAAGGGTAGTAACCAAGCGCATTGTTGTAGTTCCTATCAAAGTTGCTGTTGTTACCAAACTGCCCTGCAAATTGTTGGGCAATCTTCTCTAGCTCCCTTCTGTCATCAGCCCATGCAGCACCTCTTAAAGCAGCCTGTTTCCTTAACTCAGCAATAGTGATATACTCCACATGACCCATGTAGAAACAATCAGTCATATCCCTCTTACGGGTTGCTGAATGGATGAAATACTCAGGGTCTATATACTCTATCTTCACACCCTCAGCAGGGTCTGTATCGTCTCTTACTATTCCTCTGCCTGTGACTACAATATCTTCGATGATACGCTTCTTGGTTTCCTCATCGTAGTCGTTGAGTTTGAAGGCATATCTAATAGCTATCTCAGCAGCTATCTCAATAGACTGTTTGAAGTTGATGTTCATGTGGATGTCCACCTCTTCCATTGTCTCAGGAAGCTGTTGACCTTCCAACAGGTCTATGTTGTAGTTCTGCTTTAGCTTGTCGAAATACTCTTTGTTGATGATTTTACCCACCAACTCATTCTTGTAAGCCTCTTTTTGAGAGAGAGCCATAGGGTCTATGGCTTTGACCTCTATCTCGAACCTGTTGTCAAATATTGAGTTTACAACAGCGTTTACAAACTTGGGGATGATTGGGATAGGAGACCAATCGAGGTTGTACATTGAGTTGTCACCCGTTGGGTTGATACGGGGTTTGTACCTATCTACATTCTGCTTTCCATAGGCGTATGAACGCCATTCCTGAATCTCTTGTTGGTGCTTATCGAAATTAAAGCTGTTGTTGTTGAACCATTGACCTTCAATAGCTTGACCAACTGATAAACCATATTGCTCCTCTGCCTTCTGTTCTTTTGAAAGCAATGGAGATGGGAAAGCACCTACCTTCGGTATCTGAATTTGCATATACGCCCCTTTCGAGCTTTAACTTGGTGCAAAGTTAAGAAATTGTTAAGGAAGGGGTTTTGTATGCATTTGCGTATAGTTGATACGATTTTTTGAAATTATATGCAATTACATATTCCGTATTCCGATATGGAATTACTTAATCAACTTACTCACAGTACCACTATTGTCGTACCTTCTAAATAGCTGCTTAGGTTCTATCTTTTGAACAGTCTTCTCCTTATAGTTCTGCAAAGAAAGAACGCTATACCCATGCTCATACCATCATCATGCTTGGTAGCATTATGGATGTCGAACTCAGATATATCATTCAAGGTTTCGTTGAAGTAAAAGTTACCCATACCACCACCCTCCATAGGGCCGATATAGTCATTCACATACGTCTGCAAAGCAAGTAGCAAAGCGTGTCTCACATTCTCCCCACTCGTGGATATACCCTTACCCTTTCTCTTAGCACCTTTGGCAGTCAAATGTGGAGGTGAATCCATCAAATAGTTCTGAAAGCCTAAATCAGTCCAATGGCGTATCATTATATCCACCTGACTTTCAATCAAAGACTGTATGCCATAATAGATATGTGCCATCAGTATCTGCTCAGAGGCCATATAAGCAGTCTCAGGTCTACCGTTATATCGAGCGATACAGGTGTTAGGTGGGTACTTGGTATTGAATCTAGTGAAGATATGGCAGGAAGCATTAGAACCCCTACCATCAGTAGTTTGGTCTACCCTATAAGGGTCTACACCACTAGAACCTAGCCATGTGTTAGCAGGATACCACGCACCCCTTCTAATCTCCCATCTGTTAGCATCTTTTTCATCCAACAGCATAGTAACCCTCCACTGCCCTCTAGCATCGTCCACAAACTTCACGGGGCTGTTAAACCTCTCCCCAGTCCATTGAAACACACCCCTTCTATAAGGTGTCATAGTTAAGTTCTCGTTATACTGAATCTGAGTGTATATACGTTCTGTATTGAGGCTGTTACCACCCAATATCCTAAACATATCACTTTCAGTAACGGGGTATAGACGCTTGTATTCGTTTACAGCAGCAGGGTTTGATTTCCTAGCTTTTAACTCAGCATTGATTTCACTCTCTGAGCCTAGAACGATAAGGTTTCCATCTAGGTCATGGGTAGGCTCTTTAGGGTCTTTCCTAACAGGCATACCGTACCTGTCTATGACCAAAGTGTCCAAAGACGAGACAAAGAACCTATACAGCCCTGATTTAGTCCTTCCGTTATCCATCCTGTAT